AATCCAGGGTATAGAAAATGACAGGAGGTGGTTTAATGCAACTTGTAGCCTATGGCGCCCAGGACGTTTACCTAACTGGTAACCCCCAAATTACTTTCTTCAAGGTTGTCTACCGCAGACACACCAACTTCGCTATGGAGTCCATCGAGAACCCTTTCAACGGTGCTCCTAACTTCGGCAAGAAGGTCACCTGTACCATCCAACGTAACGGTGATTTAATCTACCGCATGTACCTCCAGGCCACTCTCCCTCAGGTACAGCTCCAGACTAGCGACGGCTCTGGTGCTCAATTCCGCTGGCTCAACTGGATCGGTCACAACATCATCGAGTATGTTGAAATCGAAATCGGTGGCCAACGCATTGACAAGCAATATGGTCAATGGCTCCACATCTGGAATGAGCTCACCCAGGAACCTGGTAAGCAAGCCGGTTACGCCAAGATGGTTGGTAACGTCCCTGAGCTCACCAACCTCCTCTACCAAGGTGGTTCCACTTGCGACAATGACTGCTATGGCGGTGAACCCCTCACCTCTGAAGTCGTCACCAGCTGCGCCCCAATGTACACTCTCTACATTCCTCTCCAGTTCTGGTTCTGCCGCAACCCTGGCTTAGCGCTCCCTCTCATTGCGCTCCAATACCACGAAGTGCGTATCAACCTCGAGTTCAACACCCTCAACAACCTCTGCTGGGACTACTCCAACTCCAGCGACCCTCACGCCATCCGCAACCGCGTTGGCCAATGCGGTCTCGCTGCGGCCTCCCTCTACATCGACTACATCTACCTCGATACTGATGAACGTCGTAAGTTCGCCCAAGTGTCCCACGAGTACCTCATCGATGTGCTCCAGTTCACTGGTGGCGAATCCATCACCAGCTCAGCCAACAAGCTCAAGCTCAACTTCAACCACCCTTGTAAGGAGCTTGTCTGGGTTGTCCAACGCGACTCCTTCGTGTCTTGCGATGACAACATCATCAACCCATGGAAGGGCCAACAGCCATTCAACTTCTCTGACTGGTGGGACCGCTCTGTGCTCGAGTCTGGTTACTCCGTGACTCGTGTTGAAGGCATGGCTGGTAAGAACCCTACCATCACTGCCCTCCTCCAGCTCAACGGCCACGACCGCTTCTCTGTCCGTGATGGTAACTACTTCAACTGGGTCCAACCTTACCAACACCACACCAACATCCCAGCTGTTGGTATCAACGTGTACAGCTTTGCTCTCCAACCTGAACAACACCAACCTTCAGGCACTTGCAACTTATCACGTATCGATAACACCACCCTCCTCCTCACTGTCTCCAACAATGCGGTCGGTACTAACCTCAGCTCAACTGTCTACGTGTACGCCACCAACTACAACGTACTCCGTATCATGAGCGGTATGGGTGGTCTTGCATATAGCAATTAAGCAGTTTTGGTTGTTATTTGTATATTTTTACAGTAATAGCTAAAATTCTTAGTCAATAAATAAAAAAATAATAATTAATACAATAAATTTCTAATAATGTTTTTAATAGAAATTAATTGTAGAATGAAAATGAAATCTAGAAAAAGTAATAAACGCAAACCAAGAAATAGACGTAAAACACGTCATTTGCGCGGTGGAAATATGTTAGAAGTTTTCTATGAAAATCAAAAAGTGGCTGGCCAGGAATTACCAAAACCCCTTACGCAATCGACGCCATTAGTTAAGTTTCCGACCACTGGAAAGTTATATTCATTAATCATGTGGGACCCAGATGTTCCACCACAGATACAACCAGGCTTTGTACATTGGATTGTAACAAATCTACAAAGTCAAAATGATATTCAGAACAATCAAGTATTAGAATACAAAGGGCCCGCGCCACCATCAGGGATTCATAGATATTATTTTGGATTATTTGAGCAAAGTGGACACATTTCTGTTCAACAACCTCAAAGGCCCAAGTTTAGTATAAATGAGTTTGTAAAAGACTATAATCTTAGACTAATTTCTGATGTTTTTATGAGGGTTGCTGCTACAAATGTCTAGAATAAAAGTTCCATGCGTCAGAATTATAAACATCATTATCCCTCAAATGAACGCCATCTAAAAGAGAAGTACTCCTTTTCGGTGCTTCATCTACCATTCGTCTCTCTATTTTTGATTTAAATTCTTCTTCTGATTTTGTATAATAGTGATGAATACATGCGACTAGATCATCTCCATCAGGATTAAAAATATCAGTAATAATTTTTCGATTAGTATCATAAATCGACCCTTTATTTAACATTGGCCTATGACTATGAACGCACTGAAAAATGCTTTTAAGTTTAGAAATACATTTATAATGTATATCTACATTTTTTGAACAGTATCTAAAACGTTTTGTAATAGGCTCATCTCTAAACTGTATTTCATTTGATGTACCAAACATTAACCAATTTAAAGCAATTGAGTCGCAGTCATCATATTCATTTAGAAAATCTATAATATTAGCATGTTTTTTAAGAACAATAAATTCATCAATATCTATATGTGCTACCCATTTATGTTTATTTTTATATTGAACTAAAAAAATATTGCGCGATGTTAACATTTGTTTATCACCTGGAAAATGAATTATTGTAACATTATTAGATTTTTTATCTTTTAAAACATTACTATCACTATTATCATAAATATAGATATGAGAGAATCCAAGAGCTAAATTATACTTAATCCATTCATCAATATAGAGTTCTTCTTCAAAGGCAATGGCGCACACAACAGCATCATTTACATTAGAATTAGTGAACACATACTTTGATAGCGGTTCATTTGATGGTTGTACAGTCGGTGTTTGTGGTTGTATAGTAGGTGGCTGTACAGGATTTTGTTGTGGCATTTTTCTTTCACGGAAGTGTACTCTTTGGCCGCCCCATGATGACATTTTAGTTTTAAATAGGGGCTTGCTTTAGACTATTTAAAGTTAAAATTCTAGGATAGTTAGAATGCGTCGATTTCTAACATTCGATGATGTTGGGTTAGTACCAAAGTTTAATAAAATTGCGTCACGTCTACATACAAATATTGGAGTACGACTTGGACGAGATGTCTATAAGACACCATTTATTCCTGCGAATATGGATTCTGTAATTGGCCCAAACTTGGCAAAAATCTGTAAAGAGAGAGGCGCGCCAATTATTTTTCATCGTTTCGCACCAATTGAAGAACAGGTTAAATGGCTCAAAGAATTTCCAGAGGCATACATGAGTTTAGGTGTTCAAGAATCCGCTAGTAATTTAGAGAAACTTTATGAGGCTGGCTGTCGCAGATTTTGTATTGATATCGCACATGGGCATTCTCAAGTTGTTTTGGATACAATCAAAAAAATTAAAGACCTAGATGAAAAAAATCAAGTAATCGCTGGAAATGTATGTACTTATGATGGTGTAATGGATTTAGCAAAAGCTGGCGCAGATATTATCAAAGTTGGTGTAGGTCCAGGTGCGGCTTGTATTACAAGAATGATGACTGGATTTGGAGTACCACAATTTAGTGCGATTCAAGAATGCTATAAAGCTAAAATGGAAATCTCTAAAATATGGCACAACTCTCCTATATATCTGATTGCGGATGGAGGAATTAAGCATCCAAGGGACGCAGTAATCGCACTAGCAGCTGGAGCGGATGCTGTAATGATGGGTTCTATTTTTGCGAGAACATATGAGTCTGCTGCCCCAAAAAATAAAATAGGAGATAAGACATTTGGAAGATATAGGGGACAAGCATCATCAGAATTTATGAATGAATATTTTGGTGATACTAAAAAGCGTCAAGCAGAGGGTGTAGCATTTGATATTGAAATTAATAAATCTGCTGCGGATGTCCTTGATGAATATGAAGGTGGATTACGCTCTGGTCTAACTTACTGTGGCGCAGCAAATTTGAATGAGTTTATTAAAAATGCTGAAATCTTTGAATCAACACGCAGTTTTATGACTGAGTCTAATTATCGAACTTAATTTATTATACCCCTTTTAAAAACATTAAGTCGTATTGGTGAGTCTCTAACAATATATGTAATATAGGGTGAGATAACTATTTTCTTTTTAGCATTTTTAATGCTATTAATAAAATCAAAATCTTCCTGTTCAGACTGTGTAAATTTAAATCCATCTTGAAATAATACACTTTTATAAGAAAAACTAATGCCAAAATAACCCCGTTCAATATTAAACATGTAATCAGGTGGTAGAATTAGTTCTTTATCAGACATTCGAAAGCAGACAAGTTCAGCCGATGGTACGATTTTTATTTCTTCAATAAGTGATTGAACATAGTTGGGTAGTAGTTGGTCATCATCATCTAGAAATCCAGTCCAGGGAGTAGTAACAAGACTCATTGCGATATTACGCACAAATCCAGCAGCACCATGAATATTACCTTTAAATACACCGTGTTTATTAATACAGACATATAGAAACCGATTATTAGAAAGTAGCTGTAAGATTTCTGGATTAGTTGGTTCACATCCATCAAATATTACAATCACCTTCCAATTATTAACAGATTGATTAATTATTGATAGTAGAGCCTGTAAGAGTGTATCTCTGTTAATTGTTGGTATAACGAAGGTAATAAGAGCATCAGTATTAGTTTCATTAAAAGTAGAGATTCTTTGAAGCGTAGTATCATATGTAGAATTAAAAGCTATCTCGGCTGTATATTGGGTTGAATTAGCTTTTAAGGGCGCAATTGGGGGCGGGGGAATGTATGTTGTATTTATAATTGGCTGTACTCTTTTAGGAATAGGTTTATTACCCCAAGATGACATTTATCCAAATAAACAATAAATACTTGTAATTAATACGCAATTATCTGCCTCTCCATACTTTAATAATAGCCGTATCATATCCCTTTTGTCTAAGTATATGTGCGGCGGTTTCCATGTTATTATTTTCAGACTCAAATGCGCCTGGATATGCTGTAATTTCTCCAAAATTAGAAGAATTAGAGTCATTAATTAAATCCTCAAAGTATAAAATAATACCAAATACCCTTTCAAATGTTTCTCTATCTTTTCTTGTTTTAATAGTCATTGCTAAGTTCTTAAAGATAGAGTATTCTTCTTCGAGGTATTGAACTAATTCTAAATCAATAATTGAAGTTGCGCCAAAACATCCTTGCCATTTTACATCAGGGTCTGCTACAAACGCAGTTAGGTCAGCATTATTCTTAAGTAGTGAAATAAAATTATTAATTTTTCTATAATCATCAAAGCCATTACTAGTGAAATGCCAATGAAATCTTACTTTATTGTTAAGTTCAGAGTCTCTAAAGGGTCTATTAATAAACATGCTATCGTGAATAAAAATCATTCTATCAGCCCATTTATATTTCAAGAAATAATAGTATGGTAAACTCTCTCCAGCACCAGGGAATTCACTTTTAATAACTTCAGTATTAAATAATTTCCCATCAACTGTATTCAATGTTGAATTATCATCAATTATTACAATTTTATTTGTGTAATACTTGCGAATAGAGTTATAGGATGAAATCCATAAATCATTATCCCTTACACTTCGGATATTTCTTAAAATTACAAATACATATGATTTTTCATTAAATCTTAGTTCGAATGCGCTAGGTGAAGGTGTTATATCAATCTTTTTATTAGTATATTGTCGAGTGTTAACAACTGGTTTAGGTTCAACCTTTTTTGGCTCAGAATTACGTGTATTTATAATTACTTCATTTTGTGATACTTCCTGAAATGATTCGGAAGCAATAACCTCAGGACGAAATGCGCGAGGAATAATTTGTGGCCGAAGTGCTTCTGGAATTTGAGATATATCTCGACGGCGGGGGATTCCTCTGTTTGCCCAGGATGACATTTATACACTCATGTAAATTAAATATTGTATTTTTTACTCATAAAATGAAAAATTACTCATAAATAAATTTATACCATCTCTAATTGAATTTAATTCCGTATAGTCTTTAAAATGGCCAACAAATTCCTTAATTGATTTTGGCTCCTTTTCTGCTTGAATCTTAGCACCAACGTCAATAATCCTACTTAGAATATCGGCCAAATAGAACATATCTTTATCTTTAAGCCCGCGTGTAGTTACAGCAGGAGTACCAATGCGAATTCCACTTGGATTAAGTGCTGATAAATCCCCTGGGATTGTATTCTTATTTACAGAAATGTTTACATATTCCAAAATCTTTTCGGCTTTACCCCCACTTAGGCCCTTATTGCGCAAGTCTACTAGCATTAAGTGATTATCAG